GTTGTAGTGGAACGTGATAAACAAGGTATCGTTGTTTAAGAAAAGGCCAAATTGGGTTAGATCGAAATCAATGTCCTGTGTTCGATAAACACCACGCATGATGTACACATCCGGGTCGTAGGCTCGATCACGATTTTCCAACAACAACAAATCTTCGATAAACAGGGGATTGGTGGTGTCGTAAGTTGGCAAAGTAGCATCGCCTGGGTTATTGGTCTGCTCCGGATCTACTATGGGCCCGAGGTATTTGTGAATATAAATGTCTATTCCGCCAACGGTAAACATTTCCTTGATAGTGCGGTCAAAGAATTGGTAATCGTTGGTTCTATTAGGGCGATAAAGGCTCAGGCGTGGCATAGGCTTGTATTTATGGGTTCGATTGACCAGTAATCCAAAAGCCTGTATAATTATATGCATGGACGAACTATTTCAACGCTTAGATCAAGCAGAACGAGCCATTGCCAACGTCAAAAAGAAAGCGGTACGACAAGATTTGTTAAAAATGGTTCGAGTAGTGGACCGTGCTATTGTGGCCGCAGATCAGGAAAGTGTAGAGTGCCGCAGGCTGCGCAAGGAAACGTCACGGTACCAAGAATTGGTTCAAAAAGTCGATGATTTACTCACAAACTTAGAACAGCACATAACCTTTGCTAATTTGATTGGTTGACAAACGGATAATTTTCTTATATAATACAACTTATGGCCAAAACAAACGAAATCAAACGACTGAACCCCAAAAGCGCCGATGCTGTCTATATCGGCTCGGAGCCCGAGTGGCGAACCCAGCCTGCTGATGAAAATCGAGCGGGAACACTGGCCAGGGCATTTCATTGGTACAACTACCACTATGGCAAAAAAGATGCCAAAGACATGTTGTGTCATTACCTGGAACACAATCAACGCCCCCGGGATGCTCGCACAATGCGAAGCCTTCCTGACAGCCGTATTCGTCTTACACCTGCTTGGGTATGCCGCATGACCCTGCTGGGACTGGTGTTAAAAGAACACGAGCAGGCCAACATCAACGAGCAACTGAACGAAATGCTACAGTCAAAACAAGACGCTGGCTATGAACAGCCCGAAGTTGATGCTGACACAGCAGTGGTAAAACCCACAATACAAGATCACCTGCGCGAAAAAGTAAGTGAGTGCTGTGGCGAGCTTGAGGGCATGTTTGATGATTTTGTTACAGCTGGCGCAAAAATGACAGCAGACTTCAAACCCATGTCATTGATGCGCAGTATGAATATCAGCCCTAACATGATCGGCACAGTTTTGAAAGTTTGGGAATTGCGCTTGGCCGAATTCAACGAGATATTAACAGGCAATGACCCTCAATTGGTTGAAGGATACAGTCACCTTACACGAATACAACTTCGTAATTGTGTGAAATTTTGTGAAACTGTGATCAATGACGGCAACAGTTATGTTCAACTGAAAAAGGTAGAACGCAAGCCACGTGCCAAAAAAGCTGTAAGTCCTGAAAAATTAACACGTAATTTCAAGTTCCTACGAGAGTTTGCGGACCTCAAACTCAAGTCAGAGCCGGTTATCAAACTGGTGGGTGCTGCCGAAGCTTGGTTGTATGACACAGCCAAGCGCAAGCTGATCCATGTGGTAGCCGACAGTCATGCAGGCACAATCACGGTCAAAGGATCGGCTATTGTGGGATTTGATGCACTGACCACTGTGCAAAAAACTCTGCGCAAACCGGCGGAGCCACTCAAATCGGTAGCAGGCGCTGGAAAACCTGCTGCTCGTAAGGCATTTGCCGCAATCAATGCCACTGAAACCAAATGGAACGGCCGAGGCAACGATAACCTGATCATACTCAGGGCTTGGTAAAACTGCTAAATACAGGGAACGGAGCTTCCCTATATGGCATTAGAAAATCAATCCAGTTTAGATACACTAAAACAGAATCTTTTTGATTATGTGAGCCTACAACTAGGTAGTCAGATCGTTGACATTGAACTGGATGCCGCACACTACGAAGCTGCATACCAACGTACCATTGGAGTGTATCGACAGCGAGCACAAAACGCCTACGAAGAAAGCTACAGCTTTTTGGAATTAGTAACCAATGTCAACATCTACGACATGCCACAGGAAGTGGTCAGTGTCAGACAGATTTTCCGCAGAACATTTGGCGACTCAACAGGCCCGTTTGCCAGCAACTTTGATCCGTTCAGTCAAGCAAGTATGAACGTGTATCTAATGAACTTCAATGTGGCCGGAGGACTGGCCACTTACGATTTCTATAGTCAGTATGTAGAGTTAGCCGGCCGCATGTTTGGTGCCTACATGAACTACACTTACAATCCGGTGACTAAAAAACTACAGCTGATACGTGATCCCAAAGGCACAGGCGAAGCAGTGTTGATGTGGACTTACAATTTGAAACCCGAATTCAACCTGCTGAGTGATTTTCAAATAGTACAGTGGATACGCGATTACATGGTGGCCAATTGCAAAATGATCATAGGCGAAGCACGTGAGAAATTTGGAACCATAGCCGGCCCACAGGGCGGCGGCACACTCAATGGTACTGCAATGAAAAGCGAAGCACAGACCCAAATGGATGCATTGCTGGAAGATCTGCGCAGATATGTAGATGGATCACAACCACTTACCTGGGTAATTGGTTAAACACAATCTTTGTGCCAACGAATAAAATTCGTTAATATAGTTGTTTTCTTACAGCACAAACAAGAAACATAGGTAAGTTTTACTTTTCTACCTTTTAATGTCTGACTTCTTTTAAGATTTGCCTCCGGAGTTTGTTTTTTATTTTGATTGTGTAATCTGAGTTTATTTTTTGATTCTTCAGTCCACACTCTTCTTTTGTTTGTTTCGCCAATGTGTTTTCTTGTTTGTTTGGTTTGAATCCGGCCTTCAGCTCCATCACCACCGGCACTCATATTTCGCAGTGCTCCTGTGCCCAAATCTTTACGGCCATACCATTCTATTAATCGTCGTTCGATAGCTAGTGCCCCAATATCTGACAAATTTGATTCTACTATGACAATTCTATTAGAATCTTCTGGGACAATAACATTATGTTGTTTAGCCCATGCTCTAGGGCCTTTACCTTTTCCAATATAATATGGAGTAAGATCTGATTTACGCAAATATGCGTAAACATAATAGTTAGGCGGATAAGTAATCATGCTGATTGCTCCTTTGAAGCGTTAGAGTCGGTGGATATGTCCAGTATCGCGATCGACACCTTTATTTAGTTGACAAATGCCATTTTTTTTTGCTATAATTTAAAAATGGATTTAATGATCGATCTGGAAGGCCTAGGAACAGGCCCTGATACTACTATTCTTACTATAGCTGCCCAGGCATTCGACCCCTTTGGGTCCGGTTACTATGATCAAATGTATTACGCTCGGGTAACTTTAGAAAGTCAAGAAAATCGTAGCATACAACAGGGAACAATAGATTGGTGGGCCACTCAGCCAGCCGCAGCCCGCGATGAAGCATTTATGGATGAAGGTCGAATAGATCTGTCCCAAGCTCTGGATAGTTTAGGAAAACTAGTATGGCATTCAAGTCGAGTCTGGGCTCAAGGTCCAACTTATGACATGAACATTCTAGAGCATGCTTATAAAAGCTATAACAAGCCAATACCGTGGCAGTTTTATCAAGTAAGAGATAGCCGGACTGTATTTTCTTTGTGGCCTGAATTGCCAAAACCCGCTACCAGTCACCATGCATTAGAAGATTGTCGTAGGCAAATAGATATGCTACAGTCTACATTACGACACCTAAATGTAAAGGAAATACGATGACCGCATCTAAAAATTTGATAGTGGCATTTGCTCCCGGAAGTCGAGGATTTTTATTATCAAAATGGTTGTATAATAACAAATTAATAAACTTAGTAGGGGTAGAAAATTCTTTTGAGTTGCCTTACGTTATTAATGGAGATAATCATTCTTTTACACCGTTTTACAGCGATGTATTGTTCCATTGGAATGATACGAATTCCAAAGAAATATATTTTAAAATTGAAGAAGAACTCAAAAAAACAAAATGTAATCACGCTGTATTGTCACAGTTGTTAACTACTAGTAAACTTGTGCCCGATAATCACAATAATCGATATAATTTAATATTAAGTCATTGTGGTTTAGGCAATGAATTATTGGCATTAAAAACAGTTCTTCAAGCACAAGTAATCAGAATAATGCTAACTGATTCTGAAATCCAAGATTGTTTTCGTCGAAAATTTATAACCCAGATTAAAAATAACAAGACTCTTTGGCCTCCTAAGAACATAGTTTTAGATTTATTAGCAACAACATATTATCCTTTTAAGGAGAATTTTGATTTTGCTATTAACATTAAATTGTCTCAAGTTGAAAATTTAGAATTAGATTTTTTAATTAAGGAACTAAAATGATTATTGGTATATGCGGTCTAATCGGCAGCGGCAAAGACACCATTGCTGACTACTTGCAAAACATACATCAATTCAGACGTGAAAGTTTTGCTCATGCGCTCAAAGATGCTGTGGCACAGATATTTGGTTGGGATCGAGAATTGCTAGAAGGACGAACCAAAGAGTCCAGGCATTGGCGTGAGCAAGTGGACCCGTGGTGGGCTGAACGCCTGGACATGCCCAACTTAACTCCTAGGTATGCGTTACAGGTGTGGGGTACTGAAGTTGCTCGTAAGAGCTTTCACGATGACATTTGGATTGCATCTTTAGAAAATAAACTTAGAAAAACCAAAGACGATGTGGTAATTTCAGACTGTAGATTTCCTAACGAAATTGCCAGCATCAAACGTGCTGGCGGCATGGTGATACGTGTTGTTCGTGGCCCGGAACCCGAGTGGTATGATGCAGCTCTAAGTGTAAATCGTGGTCCTGATCGCAATACTGAATGGGCATTGAGCAAAACTCGTTTGGAAAAATACCATGTTCATGCCAGCGAAACTGCTTGGATCGGTACTGAATTTGACGCTGTGATTGACAACAATGCCGACGGCCTAGATAATCTTTACAGACAGATCAACGATCTGGTTCTAAATCTCCAGGCACCCACGGACGGTCCATCCGTTTGATTTCTTCTACGCAATTCAAACACACAGTTTGTAAATTGCGTAGACCAGTGTTGTGTTGGTTGCCATCCACATGGTACACCAGCAGTTGACTAGCGTAACGTGATCTAAACCCGCAACGATCACAGGCCGGTTTCTTCTTGTATCCCGCAGTCTTCCATCTAGGTTCAGGTGGTTTAATACCGCGACCTTTGGCAATACATTGCCCGCAGCGATTTCGGTAGTGTGTAACTTCCCCGCGATAGTAGTTAATAGCACAGGGTCTTTGTCGACACGCAGGACAAATGGGTCTCGTCATCACATATTTACCGTGCAAAACCTTTGCCAAAGGCCCCAATCTCATCTTCTTTTTGTCATTTAATATAAATATTAACAACTAGAAAAAAGGATTTTCACCATGGCACTATTATCACCCGGCGTTGAAGTTACTGTAGTTGACCAAAGTCAATACATACCAGCCGCTGTCAATTCAGTTCCTTATATTTTGCTTGCCACTGCACAGAACAAAGTTTCTGGTACAGGCGCAGGTGTTGCTGCAGGCACACTAAAAGCCAATGCCAACAGAGTGTATTTAATCACCAGTCAACGTGATCTATCCGCAACATACGGTGTTCCGTTCTTTTATAAAACCACTGCTGGTACACCAATCAATGGTTATGAGCTCAACGAATACGGCTTGTTGGCTGCTTACAGCGCACTGGGCATTACAAATCGTGCTTACATACAACGTGTTGACGTTGACTTGGCTGCACTAACAGCCAGCTTGATTCGCCCGGTTGGGACTCCTCCTAACGGCACTTATTGGTTAGACACTGCCAATACTATATGGGGTCTGTTCCAGTGGAATCAAACCACAGCAGCCTTTACCAATCAGATCCCCACAGTGATTACTGATGCTACTCAGCTTGAGCCTAGTTCAACTGTGCCATTGCAGAGCAGTGGATCAATTGGCGATTATGCCATCACAGCAACCAACATCAACAACCCGGGTTACTACAAGCGTGGCGGCCCTACTGCAAATCAAACATCTGCCACTGAACTGTCTGACTACTACAACACCTGGGTTGAAGTTGGCGGTGCGGATTGGCAAACTGCCTGGACCACGGTGCAAGGCACACTTGCCCCAACATCATTGACAGCCACCAACACATTCACCGTCAATGGTACCACAATTACAGTTCCTGGCTCGCCCAACAACACAGTAACAGGCGTTAGTAATGCCATCAACTCTGCTGCAATCACTGGTGTGTATTCTGCTTATGTTGACGGTAAACTGCAGATCTATGCTACCAGTGCGGCCAACGGCGGCGACGGTGAAGTTGTTATTGCTGCTGGTACTGGAACAGTGCTGACAAATTTAGGAATCACAGCTGAAACTTATTATGTGCCCACTTTCCTGGCAGCTCCTAACTATTCAGCGCCACGTTGGAGAAGCACCGATACTCAACCAGCACCAACCGGGTCTGTATGGCAACGTACCAACAGTGTG